CATCTGTATCTTCTCGATCAACAAGAACAGCTAATTTTGGCTGTGGATCAGGAGTTGTTACAACAACAGAAGTTTCTCCAGCACTTAGTCTGCCACCATCATCTCTAAATTTAAGAATATACTCACCATCAACTGCTGGAACAAGTGTTTCGCTGACTGATCCTGGCAAGCTAGGGATAATATCAACAGAATTAGTAAATGTTCCCGTTCCATCTGTAAGGTTACTGTGTCTGACAACTACGTTTCCACCATGCGTAACATCAATATCTGTTGCTTTATCAAAACGTAGTCGTACAAACTGATCTGAAACTGGTTCGACAAGTAATCCTGTAACATCCTGTGGAACTGCTGTCTTACCAACAGCTTCAAAAGTTAAATTAGTAGAAGTTGCCGATAATTGATCTAAAACATTATATGAAAATACTTGGATTGTATAAGTTCCTTTTCGACTGTTCATTATTTCAAAATCAGGTCTTGATACCTTTTCACTTATAAAGTTTTCATCTTCAAATCTATAGTTAACCTGATACTGCACAACACCGACAATAGGTTGCCAACTAATAACAATTTTTGATACAGCCTGATTATTGATAGGGAATATTCTTTCAACAGCATTTAAAGCAGAAGGAGGTTCAGTAAGAGAATTTAATTTAGATACAGTTCTTGCTGTTAACGCTTCGCCATCTTCGATAAACGCATACTTACCTTCAACATAAGACAAGGCAGTAATTGAATAATTAATACCGTCCTGTTCTTCAACAGCTATCACTCTAAATAGTTGAGACTTAACAGTTACGTTTGATATAAGCCATATAGTGTTTACATTAGGTGTCTGTGAAAAAGCAGAACTTACAGTTATGGTCCCATTTGATACAGATGAGATTGTCCTACTTTCAGCCGTTCCATCGGGTAAAAGTACACTTAGGGTTGCATCTCCAACAGGATTTCCGCTCGCATCTACAGCAAAATCTGTTGCAGAAGTATCATCAACAGTAACAACAGTTGTAGAAGTAACAGTTTTCAGTCTTCCACCTCTTCTTACTCCTGCTCTCACTGGATCTTGTATTTCAATAACTGCACCAGGTCGTACAACTACTCCAGAATCTATGGATGTTGTGAAAGTGCAGACTTCAGATTCATTATTTTCAGCAAACAATATTGACTTACCTAATCTTCGGGCTTGTCCACGAGACGTACACGCAAATGCTTTTACTTGTTTAACTACAGTTCCTATCTTGGCTTTTATTGTGGCATCTTCTACAACTTCAAAATCTACTTCTTGACTGTCCATGTTGTAGTAAGAAACAGATACAACACTGTGTCTCGTTTTGAGACTGCTTCCTGAGTAACTAAATCCGCTTTCTCCCACGTTAGATAAATTAAATAAATAACTTGGATCGGTTGGTTTGTCTTGTGTAATAGTTACTGAACCAGCAGACCATATTGGCATACATCTCATAACACCAGCTAACTCGTTGATTAGATCAAAAGCTTCTGAAGGACTTTGAATATTTACGTTACAACTAAATCTTGGTTCTTCTCCACCAAGACCATCATCTATCAATTCGCTACCACCTTTATTGCCTGTTGAGAATCTACTAGCGGTAACGAAACTAAATAAATCTAAAGAACTGTCTGTAATATGAGCACCAAACCCATACCTTTCATTAGTTAAAAGATCAAGAAGAATCATCGCTGGATCGCTGCACCATTGGGCTGCTCCCATTACTCCATTAAAGATATAATTTTCTGGATAATGTATAAATCCGAAACTACTACAAGTGCCAAGTCCTAATGCAGTTGCTTGAGTCTGATTAGTGACTACAGTAGGAGTGCCAGAACCAGACGCACCTGCACCTGGAATCCTTACTTTTATTCCTCTAATTCTAAATTTGCGTCTTGGGATAGAATTAAACTGCATTGAGTCTAGTCTTATCGAGCTATATGCACTATTTAAATAAGTAGAAGCATCATCAATAATTTCTCCAAAACTTGTCCATTGAAAAGTATCTTGTAAATTAGTTTCTGTAGCGTCTGCGGTAACTCTACTAACTCTAATATCAACAGGAAAAGAGCCAGTAATAGCTACACGATAATCTTTTTGGTACGCATCTCCGCTTCTACCTCTTATAGTGTCAGTAATGACATCAGTAAAACCACCAGAATTGTATTGAACAGATATTTTTAATTGAACTTCTGCCCCTAATAAATCTCCTTCATTTGTAGCTCTTTGTAGTTGGGGAAATGTGACAGATACTCTTACCGCATCAACATTTGTATTTGTTATCTGACGAGTAACAGGAGTACTTGCAGTGACCTCTACTCCAACACTTGTAGTTGATACACTACTTTCAATTCCAGGAATTTTTGTTTGACTACCAGTACCAAAACGAGGAGTGAACTGTACATCTTGAAAATTAAAATCAGTGGTTTGAGGATCTGTAGAATCTGCTGAAGCTCTTAATACTGGTGTGTCATTAAGAAATACATCTTTCAATGCAGCATTGTTATATGCAGTTGTACCCTTTGTTCTACCTTCTTTCGATGCTGTTGCAAAACCTTCTATCTCTCCTTCTGAAACAAGATCAAGAAAAGTTGCAAACTGTCTACTGTGAAGAGTATCAGGTTCTCTAGTCGGTTGAGGAGGAGATGGAGGAGGGCTACTTCCACCACCACCAGAACCTTTGATTGGGTATTTTTCTTCAATCATGCTTGTACCTGTTCAGTATCAATACCACCACTTATTACAACACTACCAGTAAATATCTCTCCGTAAACTAAAGGAACAGGAGTTCCTGCTCTTCCTGTCTGTTGTGTTCCACCAAAACTAAATGATAGTCTCGGATCTTCTTCGGAGCTAAACTCTGGTCTTTTAGGTAAAGGAGTTAGCATTTCAGATACTCCAGTTAGTAATAAAGCTATGCCGAGATTTCCTACTCCTGCCATAAGTGCACTAGGGGCTGCACCTGTAGCTATGAAACCAAAACCTCCTTTTCCAAAAGAAAACCCTGCACCTGGGGCTGCTATTGCTAAACCTATCAGTGCTGCTCCTAAAAATATTTTTCCAATACCTCTACCAGCACCAGTAATAATAGGTACAAAATGTATATCTTCTTTACCTATAGGATGATGTACTTCTGATTCATCAATAGAATAATTACCTACTTTTACTTGGTAATATTTAGGACTCATATACTTTTCTATCCCTTCAAAATTATGTATGAGAAAACTAACGGCACTTTTTAACGTATCAGCTTTTACTTCAAACTCTTTGTGTCCTACAAATTCTGCAAGCTCTCCATATAGTTTTATTTTACGAAGCATAACGATACCTCTTTCCTGTACATTTTAGTAACCAAGGAGAGTATGGCTCTCTACAAGATAGTCT